AGAAATTTCTTAGTTCTAGGTATGATGAGAAACTCAAAATGCTTAGAAGTAAACCATTAAATTTTGAAAAATTTTTTATAAGAAAACGATTTGTTTGTGAAAGTAAACCAATTATTGATGAAAAGACTGAATGGTTTAGAGGTAAACCTTATGAACATGCTTTAACTTCACTTTTGAGGTTTGCATGTATAACTCTCATTTATAGATTTGCAATTCGTGCATACATTAACCACATAGGTCCTTTTTTTATGAGAGTTGGAGAAAATGTTGGCAGAATTATTTACCTATGTCAATATACTAATTGGGCACAAGATAGAGTTCAAGATGCTAAGCAAGATTTTAATGAACTTTGGGGTTCTATTAAAAACTTTGAAGTGACTACGGAATCAAGATTGTTGTTGTTAGAAGTCAAAACCATGTTTCATTTAGTTTATGCTCTACGCAAAAAAGATTACAATAGTGCAATTGCATGGTCATCAAATTTGCTTGTGTCTAGATTTAATGATTTGCCTCAAATGTTAACACTTGTGCAAAATAACCAGGAAGCAGTAACCACTATGTTTGTAGCTACTACCGCATATATGTTTTTTGATAGATATAAAATGCCCATAGATGTATACAATCACATGTGTCGTTTGTACGATCGTGGTGAAGAAGTGACTGAATTTTGTGCTGATAATAGTGAAGAAGACATACAGTTAGAATCTGGTACATTTTCAACCGTTTTGCGACCCTTAATAAGCATGTTTGTTGGAGATAAAATCAAAGATTTGAGTGCTTTTCAAGTGCGAGATTTGAATCAACAATGGCAATTAAGCAACCACATGTCCCGCAATATAGAAAATCTTGTTGATAGTTCACAGGTTTTAGTTTCTTTTTTATTGCGACTACTGTTTGGTTTTGATATTACTGATATTGTTCAACAAAAATATGTCACACAACTTATGATAGTAATGACGAAATTCAAAGAAATAAAATTTCAACATGTTGAAATTAAAGCAGATAAAAGACGCATGCTCGAAATCATGGTATTATATGAGGAAGCTACGGAGTTGAAGAGAAATCCTCGATTTCAAATTGTTACCTCATATATAACAACTTTTTTTGATAAGTTGTATTTTGAGTTTGCTAGTTTCGCAAAAGAATGCAGTGATTTGATTCGTGGTGCGAATGTTAGAGCAGAACCCATTTGTATTATGTTTACAGGACCACCCTCAGTTGGTAAAACAGCCACATGTAACTTCTTAATGCAAGCCATGAGTTGGGGTATTTATGGAAAGAAATATGATTCAACAATGACTTACACATTAAATAAGCGAAATGATTTTTGGGAAGGGTACAATTCGAATAAATTTGTTTTAATAGATGATATTTTTTCCAGTACTGATCCTGATCATAGGCGTATGGAAGCTGAAGCTTTGATAGGAATGGTTAACACTGCACCTTTTAATTTGCCTATGGCATTTGAAAATAAGGGTTCTATGTTTTTTGATTCTGATTTCATTTTTTGTTCTACCAATATTGCAAATGATGGTATTAACAATTGTAAATTAGAAATAGGAGTTACAGATCCTAGAGCAGTGCGTAGAAGATACCATTGGATAGTACATAAAACTACAGCTTATGATGGAAGCGATTTGTCTAAAATGAAATTTCGAGTTGATCAAGCTCCAAAAGGATTTGATTTAGGTGAAATAGATGGTTTAAGTTTATGTAAAAATCTTATGAATATGCATAAAAACAAACGTGTACCTGAAATTATGGAATATGACGAGTTTCTCCGTTTATTTGGTACGGAATTTGTAGCCAATTCACAAGATGAAGGTTTGATTTTAGATGATGATGAAAATGGTAATGTTTATTTGGAAACCAAAGAACAACCTGTTTATGATGAGTCTGATATTAAATTCCAAATGAATAATACTGAAACTATGAGACAAACATTTAGTAAAATGTGTGATGCTGAAATTCCACATTCATTTATTGGGGCTTATTATTCATTATTTATCAAAGAAACTAATGTCGTGTTCGCTTCTGTAGAAGTAGCCGTAAAAGTTTTTGGTTTTTTATTAGGTTTGTATGGAGTAGTAAAACTGTACGAATATTGCAAAGAACCCGGTGAATTGGAAATAGAATCTCATGTTAAACGATATCCAAACAATTCTGGGAAAACTTTTGGTAACACTAATAAACAACGTCAAAAAACCGCGAAGTTACGAACATTTAAACGATTCCGGGAGGTTAAACATAAACCCAAATGGAATATGGTAACACAAAGTAATGACATGAATTTTGAGCGAGCTTCAATGAAAGCAGCACGAGGTACAGTTTTTTTGTATTGTGCTGCTTTGAGTGGAGGAACTCCTATTTACCGTGAAACTTGTGTGGGATTTCATGTAAGAGACGGTATAATTTGTACTGTTGCACACTGTATTTTAAAATTTGCAGAATATGAGCATGTTGAATTATACATGAAATATGATGGAAAAATAACACAGTTAGATATTGATGAATGTCTTGTCATTGATGGAGAAGATTTATGTTTACTTAAAATGCCAGACAATTCCAATAGACCACCATCTATGTATAAGTATTTTGCTAGTTGTGAAGAAAAATACAACTACTACACAGGAATGCAGATGATGATGGTGTCTTGCACTGATGGAGGAACACCAATATTTAGATCAGTTACTAAAGTTAGTGGACCTGATGAGTGTGAATATTCACTTTGCGGTGAACAGATAATTGTTAATGACCCTATCACGTATTCTGCAGCAAGTAGTCCAGGAGATTCTGGTTCTATGCTTTTTATGCCTGGTTTGCAGGGACAACCCATTCTTATTGGTATGCATTTGGGATATCAAGAAACATTTTGCAGTGTATATCGTATAGCCTTACCTTTATGGAAAGAATACTATGACGATATATGTAAACCATTTTATGAAGAAGTAAAGAAGAAAAGTAGTTTGCCAACAACTGAATTTAAAACTGAGTCTCGTGAGTTTCCCCACGCAGTTTCTTATGAAGTTGATATTGATAAAGCATTCTTTCATCCCAAAAAATCTAAAATTCGTCGTAGTAAATTGTATGGAGTTTTCGGACCACCTACTTTTATTCCAACTCATTTAGATATTTTCAAAAATAAAGAAGGAATTGATGTCGATCCTGCAATGATAGGTCTTTTGAAATTTAAACAAGTGAATTTTGAGACAACCATACCAAGTAGAGTCATAGATTATTTATTTAATTTATATCCTCGTATACGAGATGCTTCTTTATTTAATTATGATGAAGTGGTGAATGGGAGAATAAATAGTGGAGTAGTTTCCATTAAAGCTAGTACATCACCTGGTTATCCATATTGTCTTACATCAAAGAAAGGGAAAAGTGAGTTTGTGCAATTTAACGGAGACAAATTTGAAGTTAAACCAGAATTTATAGAAGAAGTTAAGGTTAAAGAAAACAGTCTTGTTAAAGGAGAACAAATTGAAGTTATTTGGGCTGACGTACTTAAGGATGAAACTCGTCCTATAGAAAAAGTTGAAAAAGGTAAAACTCGAGTATTTTCTACTTGTCCCCTTGATTATTTATTTTTAGTGAGACGATATTTTGGCTCTTTTGTTGGCGAAATTCAAAAACATAGTGTAGACAAACCCGTAGCAGTCGGTATAAACGTACATTCCAATGATTGGACGAGATTGTATCACAGGTTAGCTAGTAAAGGTCAGTCTATTATTGCTGGTGATTTTGAATCTTATGATACAACTTTGTGTCAAGCTTTCGGAAAATTCTTTGTAAATTTTGTTAATAATTGGTATGATGACGGACCAATAAATGCTCGAGTTAGAGAGCTTTTATTTGAACATGTTTATAATGCTGTACATATTTTTGGAAACAAAGTTTACAAATTGCAAATGGGGAATCCTTCAGGAAACCCTTTAACGGCGATTTATAACTCTTTTTGCAACATAATTGCAACTTACTTAATTTTGGTCGAAGATTTAAATTTTAGGGAGAATGAATTTGAAATGACGGTTTATGGTGATGATAATGTGATTGCATTAAAAAGACCAGACCTACGTTGTAGTGATTTGGCACCATATTATTTGAAACGTTTTGGTTTAAAATACACCCATTTTTCAAAAGATGAAGTTGAACCATATGATACGTTAGAAACTATACGGTACTTAGGCCGCCAATTTGTTGTACAGACTAGTATACATAGGGCTCCTTTGGAATTAAGAGTAGTTTTAGAAATGGTGTATTGGATTCGAGGTTCAACGGGAACTCTCGAAAAATTTTTAAGCACAGTTGAAGCTTTCATGATAGAAATGTCACATTTCCCTCAGAATATTTTTGATGAATATCAAAATGTTATTATAGGTAAAATTAAAGATTTGTATTATGAAGCGTATTTAACAGTGGTTAAAAACAGGAGAACTTATTGGTATTATTTTGAAGGAATGTATGATCCAAATAAGTTCGTTAAATTTACGTGGTTTGAAAGTAATAATCACACAACTTCATTGGAATTCTTTGGTGATAAGGATTCTAGTGATTTTAAAAAAGAATATCACTTAGTAAAGTCAACTATACGATTAGAATCGTCAAATGGTCCTTCGAAAGAAGTAAAATTACTATGTAGAAATAAACCTGTCGAATTTGAAGTTAAATCTAATGATGTTGAAGAACGTCAAGCAAACGATGTGGAGGACACACAAATCAGTAGAATTGGAGCATTTGCTGATGTTTCAGTTGTTGAACATACAACGGTTACAAATAATCTAATGAGTATGTTACAATCTCCTCTTAATTTTGAAGAGTATTCACTTGATCAGATTTTAGAAAGAACTTATGAAGTTGGTTCGTTCAACTGGACTGAATCATTAGCAGTTGGAGCTCTTCTTACGGAAAAGAAATTTCCTGCAGCATTGTTTGAACAACCTTTTATACAGCAAAAAATGGCTGGATATAAGTATTTTAAAGCAAAATTGCGTCTTTCATTTAGAGTTTCCAGTAGTAAGTATTTATATGGAAAGTTAATTGCTTCAGTTGATCCTTATGGAACCGAGTGGAATCATCAAAACACGGTTGAGAGAATGTCTGGTTTGCCACACGTTTTACTCTCAGCTTCAGAGTCGTCAACTGTAGTATTAGATGTACCATTTATAAACCAGAAAAGAGCAATTGATCTAACTAATTATAGAGACGAAGAATTTTGTCATACAGTTTTGCGAGTTTTGCATCCGTTGCATAATACTGATGGCACTACAGGAAAAGCTGTGGTCACAATGTATGCTCAATTTTTGGATGTTAAATTAGGTCTTCCTTTTTCTTTTGTACCTGAAAGTAAGAAACACGAAATTATGGAAGCCGAAGTTAAATCGCGTATGAAATCTGTTTCTAGCAGATTTGAAGCTACTAAGAGTAACAAAATGGCAATAATGCGGTCTAGAGTTATGAAGAAAGCTTCACCATTTTTAGAGAAAGCAACCGAAGTTGCAGAGACTGTGGCTAATATAGCGATGGTTGCATCCATGATAGGATTAAATAAGCCTGTTACTACGGACAAAGTAACTAGTGTCACTAGTATACCTGATCTTGATTTAATGTCTGGTAATGGACTTAGTCATGCAATCAAAGTTGGATATGATGTTGATAATTCCGTTTCAACTGCACCAATTTGTGGTGTGGAAGGCGATGAAATGTTATTAACAAATATAGTGTCTACACCTATGATTTCAATTAGTACAGCATTTTTACCGGGAACGATTCCAACTCCTTTAGGAATAGCAGGTCCTCAAATTGATTTTGCAGGTCCTTTTAAACCTACATATGTTGATTGGGTTTCTAATCAATTTTTGTATGTTTCAGGCTCTTTTAAGTACAAGTTTTATATTACAGCAGGACTTTTCCAAGCAATAAGATTAGTATTTTATTTGGCACCTGATTCTATAGAAGCCGTCGAGTGGGAATCTTGTTACCATAAAATTGTTGACGTTCAGGGCGACACTGAGGTTAGTTTTAAAGTGCCATACATGAATGAATATGTCATGGATAGTACGATCAAACCAACAACTACTCCAGCTGTTTGGTGTAAAGTTTTGAGTTGGTCCACTCCAAATCCTACTGTGTCAGCTCCAATCTACATAGCAGTTTACAAAGCTGGGTGTTCTGACATGAAATTTGGTTGTCCTTTGGAAAAAATAACTTATTTGCAAAGTAATCCGAGGAACGACTTTGCTTTAGATTTTGAATTTCTTCATCAACATATGACAGAGTATCAGCATGAAGGTATAGTTATTGGAGAAGAAATTAAATCGGTTCGAGATATAATTCATCGTTTAGTTCCTTATTATAATGTTAGTAAACTTAGTATCATTGAACCTTATGATTTTAATGGAAATGCTACTCCTAGTTTTCACATGGGATTAGAAATGTGGGGTGATTTATTTAAGTTCTATCGAGGATCAATACGTGTGGCCGTCTTAGGAAAGAAATGTTCTCAAGTTGGAAATTTAACTTTGAGAACTGTTCCAGTTTCTGGTTATCCAAATTATAATTTACCATTTGTTAAGTTTATGGATAAAACCACGGGCATAGCCCAAATTGAAATTCCTTATTATGATAATAAACCATTCAACACAACTTATCAATCCCATCCCTTGCAAGTTCTTATGTCAGGTATTGATGAAGGATTTCTGCTTAAAGGGGCTGGAGATGATTTTTCATTTGGATTTCTCGTACCGCCTACAACTATTCCTACAATACCCCCTTTTGGATTTGGAGTTAATCAAGTAAGAACTTGGTATAATATTTAAATTCCACCACATTAGATGTATTAAAACCGCCGTCTAATGTATGTAGTTAGCG